ATGCTGACTGATGCGAAAATCAAAGCTCTGAAGGGCAAGGACGCTTCCTACCGGGTGAGCGACGCTGGCAGTCTCTACGTCCAGGTTAGCCCGTCCGGTGGCCGCCATTGGCGGATGAACTACACGTACGGTCGTAGTGCCAAGGATCCGACCAAGCCGGCGCAGAAGACGCTGAGCTTCGGATCCTACCCGGCCGTTACGTTGGTCGAGGCCCGCAAGCGCCGCGACGAGGCGAAGGCGCAGCTGGCGGCCGGCAACGATCCCGCGATCGAGAAGAAGACATCACACGGTGAGCGCGCCGCATCGAACGCCAACACGCTGAGGGTAATCAGTGAGCGCTGGTACACGCTGAAAAAGAAAACGTGGGTGCCGAAGCATGCCGAGAAGGTGTGGGCGAGCCTCGTCGAGAATATCTTCCCGGCAATCGGCGACCTGCCGATCACGTCGATCAAGGCGCCCAAACTGCTCGCCGTCCTAAACGATGTCGAGGCGCGGGGGGCGGTAGAGACCGCCCACAGGCTCCGCCAGCGCCTGTCTGGCGTCTTTGCCTACGCGATTGCCGCCGGCATCGCTGACAACGACCCAGCGGCCTCGCTAGGCAAGGTTCTTAGCGCCAAGCCCCGAGTAAAGCCGCAGCCCTCGATTATCGACGGCATTCGCGACCAGCCCGGGCGAATCGAGGCGACGCGTGAGATGCTTGCAAAGTGTGAGGCCGAGCGTTGCCGAGCCACTACGAAGCTTGCGCTGCGCCTGCTCGCCCTGACCGCGGTCCGACCGGGTGAACTCGGTGGCGCGCGGTGGGCTGAGTTCGAGGGGCTCGACGGCACTGCGCCGCTCTGGCGTATCCCGGCGGCGCGCATGAAAGGCGACGAGGATCGGAAGATGGAGGCAGAGGGCGATCACCTCGTACCGCTCTCGGCGCAGGCTGTCGCGATCCTGCGCGTGCTGAAGCCGCTTACCGGTGATCTGACACTGGTATTCCCCGGCGAGCGTCACCTGCACAAGCCGATCTCGGAGAACACGCTGCGTCAGCTGCTGATTCGAGCCGGTTACTATCAGCGCCATGTGCCGCACGGTTTCCGCGCGGCATTCAGCACGATCATAAACGAGCGGCTCAAAGAAGAGGGGAAGGGCGACGATCGCGCCGTGGTCGACCTGATGCTTGCGCATGTGCCAAAGGACAAGGTCGAGGGCGCTTACAACAGGGCGGCTTACATGCCCCGGCGGCGCGAGATCGCGCAGGAGTGGGCGGACTTGCTTCTTGACGGTTTCGTGCAGCCAGAGGCGCACCTTGGCCAGCCAATCCGGCATGCGGCGACGGGGCCGGGACGGCGAGCTAACGATCCCCACGCGTTTTATTCTGATGGGGAAGGGCCGGAGTGGGGTGCTTGAACGGTTTCCTATGATCAGAATTAGGAACTTGCAAACGCGTGCACGGCAAACGATGAGTGCGGACGCATCGAAGGGGTAACGGCAGATGGAGAGCAGCGCAAAGCGCCTTACGGAGGTTCATATCGAGAACTTCCTGTCGCTTCGCGACGTTGATGTCACGCTCGAGCCGCTCAACGTGCTGGTTGGTCCTAACGGCGCTGGCAAGACTAACCTTTTGAAGGCTTTCCAATTTTTAGGAGAGATTGCACGTCGCGAGTTAGTGCCGGCCGTCGAGGCGATCGGCGGTTATGACGATCTATTCTATCGCGGCATAAACCCATCTGGGACAACGATAAAGATCAGCCTAAAAGGCCTTATTACCAAATATGCGACTGAAAACGCGCCAGACGAATACAAGCTTTCATTCTGGAGGCGTAAAGGCCGCACCGTCAAACTGGCTGACGATCGGCTAGTCCGTACTCCTGAATTTCTCCAGCGCTTTGAAGAGATACGCTTCAAACGTTTTGCCGGACAGGGACGTCGCATCACCCTACAAGGCGGTAAGGCGACTGTAGTAACCACGCTGGGGAAGAAGCAGTCCGGTCCGCAAGCGTCGACCTCAATAGAAATTGAGGGTGGGGCTACTGGTTTGGGAACGTTGCGTCGGTTCGGGGAAACCTACGGATCAAGCGAATGGAACAGCTTCGCCGCCTTGGTTGAGGACCTTAGACTTTTTGAAATTGATGTCGAGCAAGCACGGTCGGCGAGCGCGTCAACTGGAGAACGCCTCAGCGCCAAAGGCAATAACGTTGCCGCATTCCTACACCGGCTGTCATTAGATTCTCCAGCTGTATTCGATCGCGTAAAGGACGATGTACGTTTTGTCCTGCCAGGTTTCGAAGATTTTGTATTTACCCAAATTGGGGGCGCAAGTGATGCTATTCGCCTCGATTTAAAGGAGCAGCATTTACGAGACACCACGCCGCTCGGCCGGGCATCCTTCGGCACGATCCGTGCGATTGCCCTTTTTGCGATGCTCAACGATCCCGCGCCTCCAGCACTTACCTGTCTTGAAGAAATAGATCACGGGATGCACCCTCACGCCTTGGATCGGGTGGTCGAACGCCTTCGAGATGCTTCCCAAGCAACTCAAATTCTTGTTGCGACTCATTCTCCCGCGTTGGTCAATCGATTGGATCCAAGCGAATTGATCGTTGTCGAAAGAGACCCCGATTCAGCTGCTAGTCGTGTGTTCCGCCCATCGCCGGACATGATCAGCGAGATTCAAACGGCAACTGGATACGATCTTGGCGAGCTTTGGTTCTCCGGCTTGATAGGCGGAGGACTATAAGATGGCCCAAGCGTTGGCACTTATATTCGGCGAAAGCTCAAACGATACCAACGCGCTTCGCCATCTCATCCCTGCGTTGTTGCCGCCGGAAGTAATTCCATTGTGCCGCGCCGTTCGAGAGCCGGGCACGCTTTCGCGGAATGCCGCGGTGCCAAAGCGAAAAGCGGTCGCCCAGGCAATTGCGATAGTCGCCAAGTACGAGGCTCGCAGCAGAACCGTTGCGGTGGTCGCTCACGAAGACTGCGACGCAATCGAAGATGCACATTTAGGTCGGATGGCTAGTATCAAGGCGGAACTTTCGAAAGCGGGCGTAACGCATCCTATTGCGGCAGCTCCCGCGTGGGAAATGGAGGCCTGGTGGATGCTATTTCCTGAGGCATTGCGAGCGGTCCGGAAATGTTGGGCAGAGGTGGATTTTGGAGGTCGAAACGTCGGCACGATAACCGATGCAAAGGAAGTTTTGCGCCGCGCGCTACGCCCTAGTGTAGGGGCCAATAAGTGCCCCGACTATGCAGAGTCTGACTCCGTACGTATCGCGGAAGAGATAGGCCGGCTCGGCCTCGGCCGTGATGACGGCCGCCTTAAAAGGTCGAAGTCGCTGACCGCGTTCCGAGACGATTTAGCGCTGGCGTTTGCTCGGGCTTGAGGAGCAATTGGTGTCACCGCGCAGGCTACTATCAGCGCTACGTCCCACACGGTTTTCGCGCGGCGTTCAGCACGATTATGAATGAGCGGCTGAAAGAGGAAGGAAAGGGCGACGATCGCGCGGTCGTCGACCTGATGCTTGCGCACGTACCGAAGGATAAGGTCGAAGGAGCTTACAACCGAGCCGCCTATATGCCCCGGCGGCGCGAGCTCGCGTATGAGTGGGCTGATCTATTACTGGATGGCTTTGTGCCACCCGGGAATCATTTGGGACAACCGATGCGATATGCGGCGACGGGCGCGGGGCGGGGCTAATGGCAGCCTCCAAGAAGCGCAGGGAACGGTTTTTTGAAGAGCACCCGAAATGCTGTTTTTGTGCCGGACTAAACGATGCGGTGGAAGAGGATCACCAGCCGGGACGGGTGTTTTTTCTCGAACGGAAATGGCCGGAGGGGTTCGTCTTTCCGTCGTGTATCCCCTGCAATCGGGTGTCCCGCGAAGCTGAAAATAGGCTTTCAGTGCTGATCGCGAACGTCGAAGGGCCCGAGGCAGAGGAAGCATATCGCAAGCGCGTAGATTCAGTCCGGTCGAATTACCCAGGGGTCATTCCTTCTCTGCTGCAGATGTCCGGCAATCAGAAACGCACTTTCGTGAAAAGGCGGGGTTTAACGTTACCGTCCGGAGTGGCTGCATCTGACCTGCCGATCGTACACATAAAGCCCGAAATTTGGCTCAATGACCTTGAGATGTTGGGGCGAAAACTTATGCTTGCGCTGCACTATCAAACGCATCGACGGCCGCTGCCTTTAGATGGCGCAATTTGGCTACGGATAATTACTAACGGCCAAGATCCAGGAGAGGAGTGGATGCAGAGAGCAAGGGGCCTAGCTAATATTTCTGTGACGCCCGCGCGTGCTCGTCAGTTCCTTCACGAGCAGTTCTCCATCCGCTACACATCGGCCAATGAACCGCGCATGGGTTTCTATATCGCAACCTTACAGAAGACATTTATCTTCATGGGGCTGGCCACGGAGCGGCCAGACTTACACACTGATCTCGGCGAAAAGAAGTTGCTTCGCCCTTTCATCTGGCCTGTCCCAAGTAGCTAGACGAACGGGCGTTTTCCACTTTTGTCCGCCATGCGCGTACCTCGCTCTCGACCCATCGCGTCGCAATTCCACCTGGCTTGCATGGCTTCGGGAACCGCTCCGTACTGACCAGGCGGTAAACCATCGCCTTGCTCAGGCCAGTAATCTCCAGAACCTGCGCCAATCGCAGGAGACGATTGTTCAACAGGTCGGTCGTGGCCTCAACCATTCACGTTCTCCCCGGTTGGCACGATCTTCACCCGCGCTACCTCTTGCAGGATCACGAACGTCGAATCCGGCATAAGGCCGAGCAGTCGGCCGGCCTCGGCCTCAGCGGCGGCGAACGACGGGTGACGGAAGCGCGGCGGCCGGACGCGGTGCGTCTTCGCTTCTTCGGTACCGCCAGCGCCGCCGCCGCGCTTGAGCGCGTTGCCGGCCTTGCGGAACAAGAGGAACTTGCCGGCGAAGCTTTTCGTGTCGAGGGCGCGCGCGGACTTCGATCGGTCTGCCGGCGTCGGCAAGGCGATCGGGGGCGTTGTGGTGTCGGTCATCGTGCATTCCTTGTTAGTGGCACGCCGGAGCGGCTGGTTTGATCTTGTTCGCGGCGGATCTCCGCTGCGATCTTCTGCGCGGTTCCGACGATCCTCTCATCGAGCGCGTTGCCAGGCTGCGGCAGGGCCTGAGCGACCAACTGCACGAACCTGCAGGCCTGTTCGGAGGCGGGCGTCACGCGGCGTCGCCCGGATCATCGCCCAGGAACAGCTTGCGCCATTCATCCCAAAGGCGGGCGGTCTCGCCGGCCAGGCGCTGGCGAGCAGCGCTATCGGCAGGCGTGTCTGTCGTGAGGTCGATATGCCGGTACATGTAGTGGAAGCGCAGGGCTGCGGCGTCGAAAGCTGCCCAGGCGAGATCTACCGGCGACGTTGTTGTGGCGAGGCGGATCATGCCGCCACCTCATCTGCAACGGCTTCATATCGGCCGCACCAATCGATCGCGCTGGTCGCAGGGAAACGGCTAGCGCTGACAAGATCGAGCGGCATCATGTCGGGATCGGTCTGTTGGCCGTAGGCGAGCGCCGGCATGAGCGGCTTGACGATGACCTCAACCAAGCGAGGCGGCTCGCGGCGGCACGATCCGAAACCCCAGTCGGCATCGTGCGGATCGCGGTTCGACATATCCTCGAGCCAGAAGCGGCATTTATTGCAGCGTTCGGCGGGCAAGCTGTCCGTCATGGGGTCACCACCAAAATGAGATCGAAGACCGCCCAGAAGGCGGGGGCGATCGCGACGATCATCGCGGCACCGCCGTGGGTGAGGCCAGTGCCGAGCACGGGCTTTCGGAGAATGGCGATCATGACGCGCAGGCCATCGCGCGCGCGATGCGGCTTGGTTCATTCGCCACGATGTACGCGCCGACAGCTGCGCTACGTGCCGTCCCGAATCCGCCGCCGTTTCCGGTCAGCAAGCGCTGGACGCGCTGCTCGCGTTCGATCTGGACCGGGCCACCGCCAGCGCCGCCCATGCCAACCCAAAGCGCCTGCCCTTCGTCCGGTCCGATAACGACCGTAACCGCGAGGCCAGCGCGATCGGCCGCAGCGAGCCATGCGGCGGGTTCGAAGTCCAGCCGCCCGAGCGCCATCAAGCAGCACCCCAAGTCGGTATCGTGGAGATCGCGGAAATATGCTTCCTGCGCGGCTCCGTCGTTAATGCCGAGCCCTTCACCCAACTGGCGCCGCTCAATCTCGAAGGGGAAGCCTCCGGGCTCCGCACCCCAATTAGTTCCGCCATGCTCGCCGAGCATCTCGACGAACACTTTCGTCAGGAAATCACCGGGCGTGAAACACGGCGCTGCGTGCAGAGCAAGGCCCGCGGCAGACGCCGCGTCGCCCAGATGTTTGCCGTGCTCGTCCGAACCGTCGTGGTCTTCATTCACAGCCCGCACGGCTTCCCGCCAAACGTCGAATAGCTGAGACATGCCGGGGCTCACGCAGGGTCGCTGCTGCTCCATGAGATCGCGCTCGATCTGCGCCATGTACCGGGGGTAGTGGTCGGTCCAGCCTGCTCCGACGTCGCGCGTCCGCATGACCTCGAGCTTGCGCAAAATCTCGGTCGGCGTGAAAGCAGGCGCGATCAGGAAGTCTTCGAGCGTTGAATATTCCAGCTTGCCTGCGGATTCTTCGGCGGCACTACGATCTTCATTGCGAGGCGGATCATCATCGGCGAAAACGTCATGAGCGGCGTAGGCATCGCGCCATGCGGTGAGACGGGCTGCAAACTCGGGTGTGGTGTGGAAGCGCATCAACGTGCTCCTTCAGGCGCGGCGGCGTAGAGGCGGCCGATAAGGAAAGCGGTGTCGCGGGCGAGCCAGGGCAAGGCGTAGTCGATGCCCTCGGCAGCCATGATCTTCATCTTGCGAAGATACGCGTCGTGGTCGGGAGCTATGGTTCGCAAGAGTGCGTTCAGCGCGACACCGCTCCGGTCTATCATGTGGTTCTGCACCTGCTCGGTGGCGTCATCGGCATTGACGGCGGGGCCTTCATGCTCACCGCGCGCACGCGCCTCCAGCGCTACCGGATCGGTAACCGCCCGAGCCGCGCCAGCTTTTGTCAGGTCCGCTTCCGCGCGCTCGTAGGCTGCCAGAGCCTGTTCCCAGTCGAAGTGGTAGAGCTCATGGATGGCGTGGACCATCTGCCGCTGATCGCCGTTGAGTTCTTTGATGCGGCGATAGACTGCGATGAAGCCGCCCTCGCTCATAGCGCGGTCGATCCATCGATCGCATTCGCGGGTGAGCAAAGTCTGCAACCGGGCGATGATGCCGGGAATGGTCGAGGCGTGATTGTCGTGGATCTGATCCTCGACAGCGATGATCCGCTCGTCGGAAGCGGCTATCTCCTCTTCGGGCGCGTCCGGCTTGCCGTCGAACGAATAGACCCACGCCCGCTGGCGGTGCACCTCGTCCTGCGCCTCAAGGATCGTGCTATCTGCGCTGTCCGGGTCGAACGTGGGGATGATGAATGGCGCGATCATGCCGCGTCCTCCCCATTGTACCAGCGGATCAGCTGCGCGGCCTGTTCGTCCTGCTTGTACGGCTGGAACTTCGGCGTCCGCCCGATGAAAAGCGAAAACGTGACGCCGAAGCCTTCGAAGCCGATCGAGGCGGCGCGGCCTTCGCCTGCGCAGTCCCAGCGCTCGATCAGATTTTCACGATCGAAAGTAAAGCCGGGCTCAATCCGGCGCCAGAACGCCTTCAGGCGTTGGGCAAAGTTCGACTGTTCGCGCACCGAGGGCGCGCGTTGTGCTTCGGCGGCCATAAGCCATCCTCCCTGCAATGATGGAACAGGGCGATTGGCGGAGGTCGGAGCCTGATATCAGAGCTCGCGGCACGCTTTCCGGTCCTGCTTTATCAGGCGGGACCGGAAGCGTCGTTTGAACGTGCGCACCAGATCGCCTGATGAGCACTCAATACCTTAAGTATCGGTAAACTGCAATACAAAATGTACCGTCATTTAGCTGGTTGGCCGATCCAGAGGACCTGGCCCCAGATTCTAAGGTCCTTGAGCGCTATGCGGATCGAGGTATCCGCTGCTCGCAACAGCTCTACGGTTCCGTCGGGATGTCGGAACATTTCGCTAACCCCTGCAAACCCGGCGTAGGTGTAAAGCATCAGAGCGCCTTGGCGGCCGATCCTTGGGCCGGCCTGATCAACAAGTAAAATAGCGCCAAGATCGATCTCTCTCGCATCAACACGGGTATCAACACGAATGGCTTTAAAAGTGAGGGGCGTGGTGCTGCGTCCAGGAGCAACCTGCTCGATAACGCTAGCGTCAAGTGCGAATGTTTCTTTGAACATGTGATTTACGTAATCATCGTTAAGCGCCGATAGGGGCGAACTATCCAAGATGACGACCCCGAACTCTTTGGCTACCTTATCGTTAAATTCTCTAAGCGACTCAGCTTCCGCATCGGTATATATTAGGCTTTGAATTTCATCAGCATGACTTCGCCGGTCACGGTCCGTCAGTCCTAGTAGCCAGCTAGCAGACACGCCGTAAGCGCGGGCATAAATCTCAGCTATCTTTGTCGGGTAGTTCCGAGTGCCATTCTCGTGATGACGATACGTCCCCTCCGACCAACCATTCACTCGAGCGGCATCAGCCGCGCTGCTGTAGCCTGCCTGCTCGCGAGCAAGGCGCAGTCTGTCAGACGGTTTTTCGTCGGGTAACGCTGTCATGTCAGTCCTATTTGTATCATACGGTACAGGCTGTATTGCTAATAGCCGATACTTAAGGTATCGTTACTCCATGACTGCGATCGATACAATTTTTGCTGCATGGCCGTCCGCGAAGGCGATGGCCGATGACATTCGGCTTAGAGATGTGACCGTTCGCCAGTGGCGGAACAGATCGGGTGCAATTCCTCCGCGTTACTGGGAGCGCATACAGCGCGCAGCCCTCTTGCGTGGGGTGACGCTACCTATTGAGTTATTTGTGCCGTCGGGCGTCGTAGCTTCGCCAGCCCCTAAGCTGACGAAGTAGGTCGCGTGCAATCTCATTCGAGTATCGCGTTGCCCCGCAACGTTGAGGCCGAAGCTGCGCTCCTTGGCGCGATGATGATCGACAACCGGATCGCCGACGAAGTGTTCGGACGGGTCGAGCCTGCTCATTTCTTCGAGCCCGTGCATGGCCGCATCTTCGCCGCGATCACAGGCATGCGCCGCAAGGACATGCTCGTGACGCCGGTGACGTTGCGGCCCATGTTCGACGCCGATGAGGGGATGGCAGCGCTCGGCGGCCCTTCATACCTGGGCGGGCTGACGGGTAGCGGGGCGGGCCTAATCGGGGCCCGCCAGTTCGCCCAGCAAATATACGACCTCGCCGCACTTCGGGCGCTGATCGAGGTCGGCAGGACGCTGGTCGAGCGCGCAATGGATACCTCGGAGGAAATCAACCCGCGCGCGCAGATCGAGGCGGCCGAAACGCTGCTCGCATCCGTTGCGATCGGCGGCGCGGCGGCGGCGCCCAAGCCGGTCGGTTTGGGGCAGGCGTGGGATAGTGCGATCCGGAAGGCGAAAGCCGTCGCGAACGGCACTGCATCGCGCGGCGCAATGATCGCGCGCTTCGTCGAGTGGAACGAGATCACCGGTGGAATGTCGCCTGGGCAGTTGATCCTGCTCGGCGGACGTCCGGGCATGGGGAAGACCGCTATCGCCTTGGCGGTTGCCGTCGGAGCCGCGGCCGCGGGATTCGGTGTGCTGTTCATTTCGCGCGAGATGCCGGTCGACCAGCTGATGTTCCGTATCATCGCTGACATGATGTTCGAGGCCGGATCGGCGGTTACCCTCGAGGACGTCATCTCAGGACGGCTGAACGAAGGCGACTTGGTTCTTGCTGAGCGGATCCGCGCACGTATCGATGACTGGCCGTTGGTGTTTGAAGAGCCGCCGCGGTTGAACGTCACGCAGGTCGCGCCACTGATCCGGAAGCACCAGCGCCAGCTGGAGGGGAGGGGGCACGCGCTCGCGATTACGATCGTCGATTACCTCGGGCTGCTTGAGCCTCCAGCGAAGCGCCAGAACCGCGAGCAGGAGATGGGCGACACCAGCAAAGAACTGAAGATGGCCGCGCGGGACACCGGTACCGCGGTCGTCGCGCTCGCGCAGCTGAACCGCGGCGTCGAATCGCGCGACGATAAGCGCCCAATGCTATCGGACCTGCGCGACAGCGGTAGCCTTGAGCAGGACGCCGACACGGTCGTTTTCGCGTACCGCGCCGAGTATTACCTGAAGCAGGCCGAGCCCGACCATCACGACCGTAAGCGCGGCGATTGGGAGATCGAGATGGGTGCCGAACGCGATCGCCTGGACGTCTACAGCGCGAAGGTTCGCCAGGGCGCGACACAGCGCCGGAAGGTCTATTTCTTCGGCGCCCGGCAGGCGGTCCGGGGTGCCGATTACATGCGTGACGGCGGCGGCGCGTCAGCGTGGCCCACATGAGCGAGACGTTTCGCCTCCACCGAGGGTGGATGGACTCGTTCAGACCGCAGCCGTTCACGGAGCGGGAAGCGTTCCTATGGTCGGTGGAGCATGCGGCACTCTACGGCGGCGAGGAACGCCTCGGCATCCCGCACGCGCCGCTCGCGCGCGGCGAGCTTCTGACTGCAGTCCATAAACTCGCGGTAACCTTCGATTGGTCGCAGCCGAAAGTGCGCGGCTTCCTGCGGCGTATGGAACGGGCTGGTGTCTGGCAGGTCCGATCGACCGGCGGGGGCATGCTGATCATCGCAGTGTGCGCGTTTGATGCTCATGCCCCAGAGCCGGAGCCTGCGCGATGAGCGGCTATGCTCGCGCGCATCGCGGCAGGTGGGAGCACCACCTGTTCAAGAACAAACAGGAAGCCGCGGTATGGGCTTGGATGACCGATACGGCGCGGTGGCGCGCGCATTCATTCCAGACCCGGTTCGGCATGGTCCATCTCGAACGCGGGCAGGTTTTCGTGTCGCAGCGGATGCTCGCAGACGATTTCGGGTTGGGCCGGCAGCAGGTCCGCAGACTGTTTTCAGATATGCTGAACGCGGGGATGATAAGCGAAAATTCAACCCATAGCGCGGCCCGAGCTGGGACCATCGTGACCATCGTAAACTATGAACGATACCAGGGTGATACGGCCGATGTTGCCGACCGCAGCGCAGTGGAAAAACCCAAGAGACAACCCAAGGCCAACCCAAAAGCAACCCAAGACCAACCCACAAGAGAATACAGGGAAAAAGGGGAAGACAGGGAAGAAGGATTAAGTCCTTCGGACTCGTCGAGCAGCATGCTGCCCGACCTCCCGCCCAGCCTGCCGATCCACCTTCCGGTCGTCGTGCCTACGAGCGATGCGGTGGACGACGCGTTCGCCGGGTATCAGGCCGTTCGCCGTGAGTTCGTCCCCGGCGCGAAGGCGCTGACGCTCAACGACGTTCGACGGAAGAAGTTGGCCGCTCGGATCGGCGAGGTCGGTGGCAGCGAGGGATGGGGCAGGGTGCTCGCCAGCATCCGCGGGTCGCCGTTCCTGCGCGGCGAGACCGCCCCGAACTATCGGTTCGCTGAGATCGACTGGATCCTCGAGCCTAAGAATCTCCTGAAGATCACCGAAGGCAATTACGATGAACGATCTAGCGTTGACCGCGCACGGACACCTGCTCGATCCTCCCCCCTTGACGCCATGCGTGCCGCCCGCGCTGCTGTCGGCCTTGGCGGACCGTAGTTTCGTGTTCGATGGGTCGCCCGCCTGGACTCCCGAACATGCGCGCCGCGTGCTCGCTCAAGTGGGAAGCGAGGCCGAAGCAGTACGCGTGCTGGGCGCGCTTCAGCGCAGCGCGGTGCCGGTACCGCGTGAATGGCTCGGCGACCGGCTGACGATCCTCTGGACCCTTTTCATGGCGTCACGATCGCAGGCCGATCCTGAATTGCTGACGCTCTGGCTGTCGGAGCACCTTCGGCTGTTGGCGGACCTGCCGCACGATATCGCGGCGCTCGCCATCGACCGAGCCGTCCAGTCGGCACGACATGGGTTCATTCCCTCTATCGGAGAGATGCGTTCCACAGCGGAGCCGCTCGTCGCCGAGCGTGCGCGGATGATTGAACGACTTCAGCAGGTGGTTGGGACTGACGAATGAGCATTGATATGATCAAGGCCGGCACCCGCGTGCGGATAAATGCCCCTGGTTACGCGATCGACGGGGAGGTTGGCACTGTGAGGTTCGACGGCGGCGGGGTCGTCGACTTGGACAACGGCAAGGTGGCCGCTGTCGATGATAGCGAGATGAAGCCTCTGGTAGATCAAAGCCTGCGCTGGTGTATCCTGCGCACTTCCGGCGGTCGCACGCTGGCTTTGGCAGATTCGCTGACCAAAGCGGGGATTGAAGCGTGGAGTCCTCGAAAGACGCTGAAACGGGTAAAGGCGGGAGTGAAGCCCCGCCTAGACGGCACGCGGCCCTTGATCGAAGTCGACGCCGCGATCCTGCCAACGTTCGTTTTCGCCAGGGCGCGCGACCTGCCATTGCTCGTGCGGGTCGCATGCGCCAATATTACGCCTCACCCGCCGTTCTCAATCTTCCGTCACGGCGGCCGTTACCCTGAGATTGCAGACGCATCGGTGCTTGGTCTGCAAGATGCGGAGCGTGAGGCGGCCGCCGCCATCGCGGCGATCCGTGCCGCCGAGACAAGGGAGGAAGCCGAACGCATACGTAGGGCCGCGATGAAGACTGAGCGCGAGCGGATACATGCGATGCGCATAAGCGAGGCTGAACGGCGCAAGGCGTTGCGCGACGAACGCGGCGACTTCGATGCTGGGCAAAAGGTTCAGGTCGAAGATGTGCCGGCTTTTACTGGCATGACGGGTGTGGTCGAAAGTAGCGACGGTCGGTCGGCTGTCGTCGTGTTTGGAGGTATGCTCGTCATCGCTGTGGAGGCTTGGCAACTCGCCCGCGCTTGAGTATATGCGGTGGCAGTTCTTCGGGACGCCACCGCTCAAGCGGTCACGGGGCTAGACGATCTGGGGCTTTGTACCTTGCGCTCCCCACTACCGATCGCGGGAGCTCAGCTTCCGACGATTTTAGGGTCGTACCCGACTAGGCTGATGCAGTTCAAGATTCGTACTTCCGGAACTTGCAACTGAACTTCGTGCTTTCGAGTATATATGTTCTGGTTGATGATGGCTGAACCGCTTTTGCGGTTCACCGCCGTGGATTTAGTGGGGGGCGTGTAAGCGCTCGACCAGCAAAGGTATTGTTATTATCGGTGGGCGCTCAAGGAGAGTGCTTAATGGTCATGCTGGTTAAAAGCTTCACTGTCTCAAATTCCCTGACAGTCACGCACACTACGAACGGCCGAGAGACGGGTAAGACGATCCACTCTGAGCCGGGCGTGCGAGCCGAGCTCATGCTGCAATCGAACGATAAGTGGAAGGTTCGGGCTAACCCAAGCGGCGCACACGTCAGCTTGTCGATCGACATCGATCAGCCGCCCAACCTAAACCCATCTGAAATGCGGGTGTGGATCCGAGACCAACTCATTGAACTTCTTGCGGATCCCGTCCGAGAGGAAGTCGAGTAAATTCTACGCGGCCGCACTCGACCTACCTAACGCGTGTCTTTATTGATCGGCAGGCTGCCTCTTAGACAGCCTGCCGGTACCGCAGCCAACTTCTTCGTTTTCGGAGGCGGGCTGTTATGCTCTTTCTCGGTCGAGCCGGGATGGGTCTTCGCATAACCCGGCGTCACGAACTTGCCATCGCCCGAGTCCCGATAGCTCGGTGGGCCTTTGTCTTTCGCCATGTTGCTCTCCCCTTGCTCGCGAGTCGCGGCCGACCGAGGCTGGGCCCATGCTGATTGGGTAGCAACAGAGTATTCAAATCGCGAGGCGATCGATGCCGACCCGCCCGCCGAACTTGAAGGCACGCAAGGCCAAGCCCGCTCGCAAGCTGTCCAACTGGACGACGCGCACGTCGCGCCAGTCTCGAGGATACGGGCGCGACCACGACCTGATGCGTGCCCGAGTCCTGCGCGAGGAACCGCTATGTCGGGTCTGTATCGCTGCCGGTCGGTACGCTGCGACCGAGATCGCAGACCACATCATCTCCAAGGGTGAAGGCGGCGGGGACGAGCGCGAGAACTACCAGGGCCTTTGCAAGCCATGCGACGTTGTCAAGACGGCGCGGGAGTCGAAGCGAGCACGAGTGAGCAACTCACGATGAACATCGATGTCCCGATGAGTGCTGCGCTGGCGAAGACGACGTTGATCGTCCGGATGACCGGGCGCCGCCGCTGGACAGCCTGCATCTGGGTCGGGTCAAGGGTGCTGCGCCTCGGCGCGACCATCATCGGCACCGGGATGCACGCCGATCTAGGCACGATCGACGAAAACCACGCGGGCGCGCACGAAAGTTGCGCGACGACGCACGAAAAGGCCCGTCTCACCCTCGACTAGACCCAAACCGGCCCCAAGGGGGTAGGCGGGTCGAAACTCGGGGGGAGTCGGGCCTTGGGACCGCGTTGGGGGACTAATTTCTGCGCGTGCGAATTAAACTTTTGGGCCGCATTAAATTTTAGGAGGCCCGAGCATGAAGCGAGGACCGAAGGCGGAGACGCCCAGCACCAAGCTCGCGCGCGGGACGTTTCAGCCGATCCGCGACGGCATGAAAACCGAGATCATCGTCCCCGGCGACCCGCCGGTACGGCCCGACTATTTGAGCGCTGCAGCGATCGATGTTTGGCAGGACGTCATCGGCCGCGTCATGGCGGCCGGAGTTACCGAGGCCGACAGCAACTTGCTCGCGCGATACTGCGCGCTTGAAGCCGAGGTCCGCGCCGCCTTCAGCGCGAAGGACGGCGAGCTTCCCTCTGCGGCCTACCTGACGAACCTTCGCCAGATGGAAGAGCTCTTGCGGATCGCAGGGCCAAAGAGCCGGATCGGCGGTGGGGGTGCCGATGCCAGCAAGTCGACAAACCGCTTCGCCCGAAACGGCGCCCGCGGGCGGTCGTAACTTCGCGGCCATCGCCCTCGCCTATGCGAAGGCGGCGGCGGCGGACAAGAAACAGGTCAAGCATTGCAAGTGGGTCCGCCTGGCAGGGCAGCGTCACCTCGACGATCTCAAGCGGTCCAAGCAAAAGGACTGGCCGTTCAAGTTCGACCCCTGGCACGCCAATGACGTCTGCGACTTCATCGAAGGCCTGCCGCATGTCGAAGGCCGGTGGGAAACCCCGACGCTCAGCCTCGAGCCTGCTCAGATTTTCATCCTCGCGATGGTGTTCGGTTGGCGGGACAAGGCAACCGGCCTTCGTCGCTTCACCGACACCTATATCGAGATGGCTCGCAAGGGCGCGAAGTCGACGTTGACCGCGGGTGTTGTGCTGTATTGCACGACCTGCGAGGACGAGCCCGGGCCGCTGGTGCTGATCGGCGCCACCACGGGCGCGCAGGCGCAGAAGGTCTTCAACCCCGCCAAGCTCATGGTGCAGAAGACGCCGGAGCTTCAGGAAGCGTTCGGTTTGCACGCATGGGCCCGCGCAATCACCTGCGACGCCAACGGCGGCACGGTTCAGACGATCAACTCCCGATCGGCGACACAGGACGGGCACAACCCGCATCTCGCCGTTCTCGACGAGCTGCACGCGCATAAAGATCGCGGCCTCTACGACGTGATTCATTCCGCCGACGGTGCGCGCCGCAATCCGCTCTATTGGAAGATCACGACGGCCGGCTACATCCTTGACGGCGTCTGTTACGAGCAGCGGACATTCTCGACGAAAGTGCTCGAAGGCGCGATCGTCGCCGACCACGTTTTCGGCATCATTTTCACCCTCGACGGCCCGAAGGACTTCACGCCAGAGCGTAAGATCGGCGACGATCCGTACGACGAAAAGAACTGGCCTAAGGCGAACCCGCTGATGCCGGTCACGCCTAGCATCGAATCGATGCGACGGCTGGCGGTCAAGGCCAAGGGCGCACCCGGTGAAGAAGGGGAGTTCTTCACCAAGCGCCTGAACAAGTGGATGTCGGCTGCGTCCGCATGGCTTTCGGTTCCAGCGTGGATTGCCTGCACTGATCGCGCGCTTCGCCTGTCGGACTTTCGCGGGCTCGACTGCTACATCGGCGCCGATCTCGCGCACAAGAACGACATGACTTCGGTGTCGCTGGTCGCGATCGACGCGAACGACCAGCTGCTCATCAAGACGTGGTTCTTCCTACCGGACGCCGTGCTTACACGCGACGGACAGACGGACCGCAACAACGCCACGCTCTACCGGCAATGGAAGGCCAGCGGGCACCTCAAGACGACCGCCGGCGACTGGGTCGATCAGAACGTGATCGAGCGCCGCATTCGGAAGTTGACCAAGGTGCTGCGCGTTCGCCGCGTGACGTTCGATCATTTCGCCGCGGCGGAGACGATGGCGTCCAGGCTGAACGAGGATCTCGACGACGGCGGCGAGCCGATCGCGACGATCTTGCACAAGTCCGCGAAGGCCGTGACCGACCCGGCGAAGAACCTCGAGGCTCGCGTCATCGGCGGCCCGCACCTGCTGCGGCACGATGGCAACCCCGTGATGACGTGGTGTGTCGGTAACACCGTCGTCTCCCGCAAGGTCGACGGCACGATCCTGCCAAAGAAGGAGACGCCGATGTCGATGAACAAAATCGATGGTGTTGACGCTACCGTCAACGCGCTGGCGCCGCTGCAAATGCCGACGGTGGAAGACGACAGTCTCGACGACTTCATCGCTCAGATGAAGGCCACGCGCTGATGGCGTGGGTCGGATCCGTATTGAAGTGGGCGGGCGTGTCCGGTGAAAGCGGGAAGCTCAGTGGCGCTCCCGAAGACGCAGCTTCGAGCAAGGCCATCGCTTACGGCTCGTCGATCAGCAGCGCCGGGCAGACGGTAAATCAGAAGACCACCCTCGGTCTGGCGGCAGCCTGGGCGTGCGTTCGTCTGAAATCTGATGTCGTCGGCTCGATGGGGATGGGCGTTTTCGAGAAGCAGGCAGACGGTGGGCGCAAGAGTCGCGCCGACCATTGGCTGTATGACCTCGTTCACGAAGAGCCGAACCGCGACCAGACGCCCGCCGAGTTCTGGGCGGGGCAGGTTGCAGCAATGGATCTCTGGGGCAACGCGTATGCCGAGAAGGAGACGCTCGGCTCGCGCGTGACCGCCTTGACGCCGCTACCACCGCACCTCGTCTCGGTGAAGCGCGACCGGAACAACCAGCGCGTCTACGTCTATAACGATCGCGGCAAGACTGAAGAGCTTCCCGCTGACAAGGTGTTCCACCTGCGCGGCTTGACCCTGGGCGGTGACGTCGGACTGTCGTCGATCGAATACGGGCGGCGGACGCTGGGCGGTGCGATGGCGGCGAATAAGACCGCGTCGGACACCTTCCGGGACGGGCTTCAAGCGGCCGGCTTCATGGAAACCGGTTCAGTCAATCTGAAGCCGGAACAGCGTGCCGACCTTCTCGCGATCTTCGACGCGTTCGTCGGCGATGCGATGCGTGGTCGGATCGTCCCGCTTGAGAAGGATTTCAAGTTCGTCCCGCTGAAAATGAACCCGGCGGAGGTTCAGCTTCTGGAATCGCGTGCGTGGGATGTCGAAGAGATTTGCCGATGGTTCGGCATGCTTCCGATGCTGATCGGGCACGCCGCCAAGGGGCAAACCATGTGGGGCAGCGGGATCGAGCAGCTTCTGCTCGGCTGGCAAACCCTGTTGCTCAACCCCTTGCTGACGAACATCCAGCAGGCGGTGAAGAAGCAGCTGCTGCCGATCGCCGAGCGGAAGCTGATCTATCCGGAGATCAACCGCGAATCGCTGATGGCCGCCGACAGCGCCGCCCGCGCCGCGCTTTATTCCGCCTTCGGTCAAAACGGCGTGATGTCGCGCGAAGAGATGCGGGCGAAGGAAAATATGCCCGCCAAGCCGACCAGCGGCATCCTCACCGTGCAGTCCAATCTCGTCGACCTCGCGCAGCTGGGCAACGCGCCGGGCGTCGAGGCTGGTGCGCGATCGGCACTGATGAACCTGCTCTTCGGCGGCGACGTCGATTCACTGATCGATGCTCGCGTGAAGACCGCGATGCTCGGACACACCAACGGCCTGGAGGACTGACATGCTGCTTCGAGAGTATGGGCGCAAGCATAGCGGCGCCCTCAAGGTTCGCGACTTCGATTTCGAGGTCAAAGCCGTCGGCGACGACGGCACGTTCAGCGGTTACGGTTCCGTGTTCGGCACCGTCGACAGCTACGGCGAGATCGTCGCACCTGGCGCATTCACGGAAAGCCTGGCGGAGATCGCTGCGAAGGGCCGGCCCGTGCCGATCCTATGGCAGCATCGCAGCGGCGAACCTATCGGCGCGTGGACCAATCTGAAGGAAGACCAGCGCGGCCTATTCGGCGATGGCGAGTTGCTGATCGCCGACGTCGCCCAGGCGCGCGAGGCGCATGCGCTCGCGAAGCGCAAGATCGTGACCGGCCTGTCCATCGGCTATTGGGTCCGCGAAAGCAGCTACGACGAGAAGACCGGAATCCGGACGCTCACGAAGCTCGACCTCGTCGAAATCAGCCTCGTCACATTCCCCGCGAACGATGACGCGCGGGTCGAGTCTGTGAAGTTCAAGCTCGCGCACGGCGAACTGCCGACCGAGCGCGAAATGGAGAAGTACCTGCGGGAGGTAGGCTTCTCCAAAAGTAAGGCCGCGGGTTTCGTCGCCCACGGTCTGACTGAATTGCGGCGGAGGGAGTCCGATCGCGACCCGGCGAATAATCCGGGGCTCAAGGCCCTGTCGGACACCCTGGCCGGCTTCTCGCTGAAGTCCGCCTGACAAGGAAAACATGATGAAGACGCCTGCAATGCTGGCCCTCGCGGCCGGCGCTACCGCCGCGTGCATGGCACGCCCCGTTCCCGAGTTCGGCCGCAAGGATGGCGGTGCGGACGAAAAGACGCTCGACCAGCGGCTCGCTGCGGCGCTCGACGAGGTGAAGGGCTTCGCCACCGAGTTCAAGACCAAGAGCGAGGCCGGCGAAAAGGTCTCGAACGACACCAAGGAAAAGGCCGACAAGGCATTGAGCGAGCTCGCGGGTATCCGCGGCGAGGTCACCGAGCTTTCGCAGAAGCTGGCGGCTGCGCGGCGCGGCGGCGGCGAAGACGAGCCCGAGTTGAAGTCGCTTGGTCACGAAGTCGCCAATCACCCCGACGTCAAGGCATATGCCGAGGGTGGCAGCAAGGGCACGGTCGGCTTCGCGGTCAAGGCCGTCACCACCGCTGCCGGATCGTCCGGCGGCCTGATCCGTCCGGATCGGCAAACCGAAGTGACCGGCTTGCAGCGCATGGGCCTTCGCGTCCGTGATCTGCTCACGCCCGGCCGCACCGAGGGCAATTCGATCGAATATGCCTACCAGGTCGCCCGCACGAATGCCGCGGCGGGCGTTGCCGAGACCGCGCAGAAGCCGGAGTCGGCATACACCTGGGACGTCGCCCAGTCGCCGGTGAAGACCATCGCGCACTGGGTTCCCGTCTCGCGGCAGGCGATGGACGATATCCCCCAGCTCGAAAGCCTGATCGACGGCGAACTTCGTTGGGGCCTGGACGATGCCGAGGACGCCGAACTGTTGCTCGGTGACGGCACCGGGCAGCACCTGAACGGCCTGTATACGCAGGCGACGCCCTACTCGGCGCCGATCGTGATCGCCGGGGCGACGCGGATCGACCAGCTGCGCCTTGCGCTCTTGCAGGTCGAGCTCGCCGACTATGCGCCGGATGGCATGGTCATCCACCCGACCGCATGGGCGGGCATCGAACTGACCAAGGATGCGGCCGGCGGCTACATCTTCGCCAACCCGCAGGGGCTGGCGGGTCCGGTCCTGTGGGGCCGCCCGGTCGTGTCGACGAAGCGCATCGGTGTCGGCAACTTCCTGACGGGCGCGTTCAAGCTCGCCGGTCAGATCTTCGATCGGATGGATACCGAGGTCCGCATCTCCGATCAGGATCGCGACAACTTCATCAAGAACATGCTGACCGTTCGCGCGGAGAAGCGGCTTGCTCTGGTCGTGCGTCGTCCTGGCGCGCTCGTGAAGGGCGCGCTGCTCTAATCGATCAAGCGATCACCGGGTCGAGGGCAGCCTCGACCCGGTTCATCGAAGCCGCGGGCATTGCGCACGGTTTCGATGAACCGAGGAGACCGAACATGAAAGACGCATACGTGCTCGAACATCACTATGGCGACAACGGCGACACGCCGGCGGGCTCGATCCTGACCGAAGTATCTTCGAAGCGCTTCGAAGAGCTCCAGAAGAAGGGCCTCGTTCGCGAAGCGACTGCCGCCGAAGTCAAGGCGGGCTTCAAGCCGACGATCGCAGCCGACGAGTCGCAGCCGGAATCCGGCGGCGGCGGCGAGAAGAAGGCACAGGACCCCGCCAACAAGAAGGCGGCCGATCCCGCCAACAAGGGCGCCTGATCATGGCCCGCTCTGCGCGCCGCTCGCGCGGCTTCATGGTCGTCAGCACCTTTACGGCGGCCCCGGCGATCACGGGAACCGCGCAGGTCGGGCAGACTTTGACCGGCAGTAACGGAACCATCGCGGGCGGCGTGTTCGCCAGCCGTCGGTGGTTCCGTGATGGCGTCGTCATCGCCGGCGCGACAGCCGCGACCTACGTCGTTCAGGCGGCGGACGTCGGCAAGCGTATCTCGCAAGAGGTGACTGCCACCGTCACGGCGACTGGCGGCAACGTGTCGAAGCTGTCGGCGACGACCGCGATCGTGATCGCCTGATGCGCGTCGTCGTCATCACGCCACCCGAGCCGGTCGTCACGATCGACGAGGCGAAGCGGCACCTCAAGCAGGATAGCGACGACGACGCGGATCTCATCAAGACCTATGTCGCGGCGGCGACACAGCACCTCGACGGCCCTGACGGCTGGCTCGGTCGCGCGATCGGCGTGCAAACGCTGGAAGCGCGGCTCTCCGTCATTGACGGCGACTGCATTCGCCTCCCGTACAAGCCGATCATCGATCTAGTCAGCATCTCATGGCTCGGCGCTGATCGCACCGAACACGCCGGGCAGATCGCGGATTTCGATCTCTTCGATGATGATCTCGCACCAGAAAGCGGGTCGTGGGCGTGGGAGGGTTGCTCCCTCAAACGCGAAGCCATTCGCATCCGGTACCGCGCTGGCTATCTGCCGCGCGCCGTTGGTGAAACGACGGTCTCGACCGTCCCGGAGCCTATCAAGGCGGCAATCCTGCTCATGACCGGCGACCTCTACCGTAATCGCTCGACGATCACGGACAAGGCTACTTTCAAGGTGCCGATGTCGACGACGGTCACGAATCTTCTCGACCCGATCCGGATATACCGCTGATGCGCATCGATCCCGGCGAGCTTGATCGGCGGATCGAGCTTTGGCGCAGCGCCGATGTCGACGACGGTACCGCGACCGTAAAGGGTGAGCCCGCCAAGCTCACCGCACGCTGGGCGCGCAAGATCGATGTCAAAGACGGCGAGAAGGCCAGCGCGGGCGAAAACGCCGCAACACTGGCCTCGCGGTTCCTCGTGCTGTCCGACAGCGTCACGCGCACCCTGAACCCGGCGAGCGACACCCTGCGCTACAAGGGCCGCAGCTACGAAATCGTCGGCGTGAAGGAATCCGGCGAGCGCGACGATGGGATCGAAATTACCACGTCCTCTCGCACGGATGTCACGGCATGAGCCGCTGGTCCGGTACGAAGGTCGAAGGGCTGGCGGATCTCAGCAAAGCGCTTCACGATCTCCCGAACGGGCTCGGCAAAGGCACGCTTGTCCGGTTCGGCAAGAAAAGGCTCGAGCCTATGCGGGACACCGCGAAGGCCAAGGCGCCGAAGGACAAGGGCGCGCTTTCGGAGAGCATCATCGTCGGGACCAGGCAGGGCCGAACCGGCAACACCAAAAAGGCTCGAGGCGTCGATCGCGCGGCGGTCGAAGTCCTGATGGGACCCAGCGAAGACGGCTATCCCCAGGCGGTCCCCGAAGAGTTCGGATCCGTCAATAACAAGCCGAACAGCTACATGCGCGCCGCGTGGGACGAGCACAACGGCGACCTGCTCACCGGCATTGCAGCCGATCTTGGCAGCGCAATCGACAAGACAGCGAAGCGCCACGCGCGCCGCCAAGCTCGAAGGGGCTGAACATGGAGGAAGCGTTTCGCGCTCACCTGCTGGCGACAGCGGGCATCGCTGCCATTGTCGAGCGTCGTGTCGACTGGGGCATGCGCAAGCAGGGTGATCCCGTCTCCGCCATCGCATTGCACGTTATCAGCGATATCCCCGACCTGACGCTCGCCGGGGCATCCCATTGGAATGTCGCACGCGTCCAGGCGGATTGCTGGGGCCGGACTTTCAAGGCCGCTCGCGACCTCGGCAACCTCTTGGCGCTGCCGGTCGCAAGGGGCGGCCTTCACGGCTTCCGCGGCTCAATATCCGACATTCGCTTCCGCATCTTCGTGCTCGATCGGGACACGGGCACCGATGAAGACAGCGCTGGTCCCATTCACAAATCGCAGGTCGACCTGCGCATCTTCTACTCTTCATGAAAGGCCTGCCGATGAGAATCGAAGTCACGCGTCGCTTTCGCGACATGGACGCGCTCACCGATCCCAACCGGACGGACGACGCGGATCCCGTTCACGAGGTCGGCGCAAAGCTCACCGTCGATAAGGATCGCGGCACGCAGCTGGTCGATGGCGGTTTCGCGATCGACATCACGCCCGCGCAGACGCCCGCCAAGTCCGCGGCCAAGCCCCGGAAGAAGCCGACCGCCCCAGCGCCGGCACCAGCGCTCGCACCAGCCCCAGCGCCGGCACCGGCCGCAACCGATCCGGCATCGCCCCCGCCGGTCGATCCCTCCGCCCCGCCCGTCACCACCAACTGATTTTAAGGGAGACCTTTCATGGCCGAAACTGCAACTGCAACCGACATCGGGTTCGGTACGACCCTGTCGAAGAAGACCACGGGCACGACGTACATCGTCCTCGCCGAGGTGACCGAACTGACCTCGCCCGAGATGGCGCGCGATGCCGTCGAGTTCACGCATATGAAGAGCCCCGAGGGCTGGCGTGAGTTCAAACCGGGTCTGAAGGATGCCGGCGAGTTCGGTATCGTCTACAACCTCATTCCGGGCGCGGCGGATGACGCGCTCGTCGCCGCTCACATTGAGGCCGACGTCGTCGATACTTGGCGCATCACGTTCCCGAACGGTGCCACGCTCGACGCCAAGGCGTTCGCCACCGCGCACGGCCGCGCAACGCCGATCGATGATCGCATGACCGGCTCCGCGACGTTCAAGATCAGCGGCAAGCCCGTGCTGACGGCTGCCGTCTAATGTCGGCGAACCCGCTCAAGGGGGAAGTGGCGTTCCCCGCAAATCCCGATGTCGCCGGCTTCGAGGCCGGCGGCATCCTCGTCCTCGACTTCAACGCGTTGTGCGCGCTTGAGGAAGAGCTTGGCGAGAAGATCGACGAGATCGGCGCCCAGGCGTTGCGCAGCCCGACCATGATGCGCACCGTGTTCCGGATCGGGCTTGAAGCCCGGCACGGCACCGTCGAGTCGGCTGATGCCGGTCGATTGATCCAGGCGATCGGGATGGACCAAGCCGCGCTGCTCGCGCTGCGTGCGTTCGAATTGAGTTTCCCGGAGGCCGCCAACAAGGGCACCGCGGACCCTCTCAAGACGGCAGCGAAGACCCGTGGGACTGGGCCCGCTGCTTTGAAATCTGGTGCGAGATCGGGCAGTCGCCCGCAACGTTCTGGACGCAAACCCCGCGCCTCTACGCCTCAGTCGTAAAGGCGTGCGCGCAGGCGGCATCGACCGCCCGCAATCGTGACACGACTATGGCATGGTCGATCGCCGCACTCACGCGCGCGAAGAAGTTGCCGAAGCTCGAAAAGCTGATCGAGAAATCTGCCAAGTCCGTTCGGAAGAAGAAGCCGATGGACTGGAAGCAGATGCTTGCCGTTGCCGAACGACTAGCCGGCAAGAAACTATAAGGGAGGGCGCGCGATGGCTTCATCTATCATAGGCCAGTTGCGCGTCATTCTCGGCATCGACACGGCTGCTTTTGATCGCGGTCTATCGGAAGCCGAGCGCAACATGGTGCGCGCCGGTGCCAGCTATCAGCGCATTGGCGACAAGATCAGCGGGATCGGCAAGTCGCTCAGCGTCGGCATCACCCTGCCGCTGCTCGCAATCGGCGGCGCATCGCTGAAGCTGGCGTCGGACTTCGAAGCGTCCATGAACCGCGTGCAAGCCGCGACGGGCGCGACCGGCGCGCAGTTGAAGGCGCTGCGCGACCAAGCGAAGGCATTCGGCGCGGACAAGAGCGTCACCGCGACGGCGAAGGACACCGCCGACGTCATGGAATCGCTCGCGAAGAACGGGCTTTCCGCCACGCAGATATTGAATGGTGCGACCGGCGCCGTCCTGAAGCTCGCCGCTGCCAACGCAGCGGAGTTCGCGCCCGCTGCCGATCTCACGACCGACATCATGCAGCAATTCGGCAAGAGCGCCGCGGACATGAACGGCGTTGTCGACAAGCTCACCGGCGGCATGCTGGTGTCGAAGTTCGGCTTTGACGACTATCGGCTCGCGATCGGGCAGGTCGGCGGCGTCGCCGGCGGGCTGGGGCTGTCGTTCGAGGATACCAACACGGCCCTCGCCGCGACGTCCGCACTGTTCGCTTCCGGCTCCGATGCCGGCACCAGCTTCAAGACGTTCCTGACCTCGCTCAACCCGAAGTCCAAGGAAGCGGGCGCCCTCATGAAGAGGCTCGGTATCGATTTCTTCGATGCCACGGGGCGCATGAAGCCGCTCGCCGCTGTCGCCCAGCTACTGCAGGACAAGCTCGCGGGTCTTTCCGACAAGGCGAAGTCGGAAGCTCTGACGACGATGTTCGGCACGGACGCGATGCGTACGGCGGTCGGGCTCATGAACCAGGGCGCGTCGGGCCTCGCGCGCATCAACGGCGAAATCAACAAGGCGTCTGCGCAAGAGCAGATGGATGCCCGCATGAAGGGTCTATCCGGCGGCATTACGCAGCTGAAGAAGGCCGCCGAAGAGGCGGCTATCGCGCTTGGAGACACCGGCTTCCTTAGCAACGTCACGGCGCTGGTCGGCGGTATCACGTTGCTCATCCGCGCATTCGCTGGCTTGCCGGAACCGGTGCAGACCGCGCTCATGGTCTTCCTCGGGATCGGTGCGGCCGTGGGGCCGATCGTCGCGATCGTCGGCAAGCTCGTCAGTGGCTGGGGCGTGCTCATCATGACGGCGGGCCGGCTTAGCGGCGTCCTCGCCACGACGGCGGCGGCAGCGGGCGGCACCGCCGCTTCGATGGGCGTGCTCGAAGTCGCGATGGCATTCCTCGCCGCGTCCGCATGGCCGATCGCGCTCGCCGCAATCGCGGCCGGGCTTGGGTATTGGGCGCTGTCGGCAGAAGAGGCCGGGCCGGCAACTCAGGCAGCGCAGAAGGCGCTCGACGATATGAACGCGGCGCATCGCGTCGCCGAGCCCGTCATCAAGGCGACTGCCGAAGCGACCAATTCCGCGACGAGCGAGATGGAATCGGCGATCGTCAAAGCGCAGGAGCTCGCGACCGCGCTCTATGGCGTCGCAGCCGGGGCGAAGGCCGCAGCGCTCGAACTGGCGAAGCAGCAGCTGGCGGCGTCGAAGGCGCAGCTGGCGGAAGCGCAGAACACCGACGACCGCTCATGGCTGGGCGTCGCGCTGGGCGTGCCGAAGGGCAATTCGCGGCGCGATATGGCTCGCAACCGTACCGCGCAGGGTAACGTCGCGATCGCGCAGCGCTCGGTCGATACCGCTCGGGACGCATACACCACTGCAGTCCTCGATTCCCGCTTTCCGGCAGGGTGGGGCATGAAGGCCCCGCCAAAGCCGCAGGCCCCGAAATCGAACCCTGATCTCTCGTCGGGCGGCCGCACGCGCAAGCCGCGCGAAAAGAAAGACCGCACGGAAGAGCATGCGCGCAAGCGCGAAGAGCTCGAGATTGAGGCGAAGATCGAGGCCTATCGCACCGGCGGCAATATGACCGCCGCGCAGGCGCTTCAGGATCGCGTCGACCTTCTCAAGCAAATCGGCAGCTATGAGCAGACGGGCTTGTCCAAAGCGGAGGCACGCACCGCAGCCGAACGCGACATGAACTTGATCCGCGCCGCGCGCAGCAAGCAGATGGAGCAGGAGATTGCCGACGAGCGGCAATCGCTTGACCTCGACATCGCCCAGCTGACGGACAATCGTCAGTTGGAAGATAGCCTGTCGCGTCAGCGCGAGCTCAAGCAGCGCATTACTTTCTACCAGGAGCACGGGAAAGACCTGGCGGAAGCCGAGGCGCTTGCCCTAGCTGATCAGCTTCGCATGGATGAAGCCCGTGCTGCGGTGCGTGCCCGTTGGATCGAGGATGATGCCCGGTCGCGTGAAATCGCGCTCGCCGAATCCCGCGGCGATAGCGAAGAGAGAATCCGCGCGCTCAAGCAACAGGAAGATATCATCCGCCGGACGCGCGAGCTTCAGGCAAATACGGGCATGAGCGAGGCGGATGCCACCGCGCAGGCCATGACAGAGGCGATGCAGGAAGAGCAGGTCCGTCAGCAAGGCATCTGGCGCGATACCGTCAAGGGCGGCTTCCGGGCAGCTATGGACGGCAACTTCGGCAGCTGGTTCCAGGGTTGGTGGAAGGACCGTGTCGCGAAGGGCATGGAGGATGCGTTGAACAGCCTCGGCGACCTGATCGCCAAGCTGTTCGCCAACATCGGTTCCGGCTCATCGGGTGGCTCCGGCGGCGGCATTCTCGGCTCAATCGGCAAACTGATCGGCGTAGTTGCAGGCGGCTCCGGCGGCGGCACCATCGGCCCGGTCGACATGAGCGGCTGGGATGCCGGCGGGCCTATGAGCGTCGCGGATCCCAACTTGAAACTGCCCGGCTTCAAGACTGGCGGCTCTTTCAAGGTCGGCGGCATGAGCGGCATCGATCGCAATGTCGTGTCGTTCCGCGCCACGGCCGGCGAGATGGTCAACATCTCGAAGGGCGAGGACAACGGCCCTGTCGGCGGGAATGACAATGGCGGCATCATGGAGGTGCGTTTGCGCGACGAGATGCTCGACGCGCGAATCGTCCGCGGGTCTTCGAAGATCACGCAGGCCGGCATCTCGCAGAACAATCAGCAGCAATCGAAATACGCTGGTCGGAGGCTCGGGAAGTGATCGACCTTACTCACATAGAACAGACCATCGCAGAGCCCGAGCTTATCGACTTCGGCGCCAGTCTGTCGCCGTTCCTCGGCGGGCCCAGTCAGCGCTTGGACAGGCTCGGCACGCGCCATGCGATCTCGGTGCAGATGCCGACCATGAGCGTCGAGAGGGAGGGGCGGCTATGGATTGTTCGGCTGATCCGGGCGAAGCAGGAAGACTGCTTCGTCGAGTTTCAGCAGCCCGGCTTCAAGATCGGCATTCCTGGAAACTCGATAACCGTGAGTGCCGCGGTCGACGGCGGGCGAGTGCTCAGCGTCACCGGCGGGCGGCCGGGCTATTCGGTCCGCGAAGGACAGGCGCTCACGCTCACGTCTCGCGGGCGCAGGTTCTTTTACCTTGCGAGCGCGCGGTCTGTGTTCAGCGCATCCGGTCAAACCCAGATCGAGCTGGCGGTTCCGCTTCGCGAGGAAGCGACGATCGGAGACTCCGTCGACCTGCGCAAACCAGTGATGGCCGGGCGCATCATGGAAGACGGCTGGAAGTGGTCGATCGACACTGCCCGCAATGTCGGCTTGTCGTTCCGGATTGAGGAAATCGCATGAGCGTCCTAGCCCCGGCGCTGGACGCCGAACTATCGAAGGACCGCGCGACGATCTTCGGCGCGGTCGGTATCGACTTCGCTGCGAAATCCGTTCGGTTGCTCGACGGCTCTTCGGTGCTGACGTTTGCCGGGGCCAAGTTCCGCGGCGACGACCCCGACTATGGCTCGCTTCAAAGCATCGACGATTTCAGCGACGGATCGGGCGACGAGGCACCGGGCTTCAGCTTCACCCTGTTGCCGCCTTCGGCTGAAGCGGCCCTCGCCATGTCCCTTCCGAGCGACCAGGGCGCGAGGGTGCGCCTGTGGCTGGGCGCCCGCGACGACTATACCGGCCTCGTTGTCGGCGAGCCGTTGCTTCTGTCGGATGCGGAGCTTGACGTTCCGACGCTTGAGATCGGCCCGAACGAACATAGCGTGTCGTATGACGTGGTCGGCGGCATGGAGCGGTTCTTCGCGAGTGAGGAAGGCATCACCCTGTCTCCGACATCGCACAAGGAATACTGGCCCGGCGAACTGGGGCTCGACTTCATCACCGGTGTGACCGAGCCCGTCTACTGGGGCATGAACCACCAGAGCTCGGTGCAGACCGCATGACCGGCCTGATCAATCGCCGCGATGTCACTCAGGCGACGCTCGAGCATTTTGCGGGCAAGCCGTTCGACTGGCGGACGGGTGGAACCTGCGTTCATCTCGTCCGCAAACAGATTGTCGGGATGGGGCACAAGCCCCCGCCCATGAAGGAATTTCGCAGCGCGTTGTCCGCCAAGCGAGCGCTGAAGGCGAAGGGCTGGGCGAACCTCGCGGAGATGCTCGACAGCCTGCTCACGCGGATTCCGACGGCGCGGGCCGTTCAGGGCGACATCGTCGAGATGCCGAGCGACGACGAGACCTTCGGCGCGCTCGCGGTGAAAATGGATAACGGCAGGATCATGGGATACCTCGCCGGGTCCGACCTGCTGACGATCGCGCAGCCCGCGGTCACCCCGATAGCAGCATGGAGGACGTGACATGAAAATCGCCGCGTTCGCTGCCGTCGCCATATCCCTCGCCGCGGCGATCCCGACCGGCGGTGGGAGCCTGACGCTACTCGCGGCCGGCCTCGGCACATCGGCAGCAACGGCGACCGCCATCGCCGCCGGGTTCTCCGCTGCCGTCAGCATCGGCGCGGGCTTGCTCGCGAAAAAGCCGAGCGCGGGCAGCGGTTCACAGACCAACTGGTCGGCAGATCCCAATGCATCGATTCCGATCCTGTTCGGTCGCTCCGGTGTCGCCGGCGATATCAGTTATCGCAAGGGCAGCGGAGACGGCGACAAGAACAAGTATGAGACGATCAACACGGTCCTTTCGCTAGGTCCCGTGGCAAGCATCGACGCACTGTTCTGCGATCGGAAGGCGGTGCCATTCACCGGCACGAACGCGAGCGGCCCGCCATTCTCGGAACGCTTGTGGATGGACAAGCAACTCGGCGCCTGTCCCGAAGCGGGTATCCTGAACACGGGTGTCGGCAATAAACCGGGCTGGACGTCGGCACACAAGATGTCCGGCCTCGCAGCCGACCAGGTCACAATGCTCTACGATGCGAAGGGCAAGAACACCTTCACGACTGAGCCCCAGATGCTGCGCGTCGGGCATTGGATATTGGCGTACGATCCACGCGAGGATAGCACCTATCCGGGCGGATTGGGCCCGCAGCGGGTCGGCGATCAGACCACCTGGCAATGGTCAAATAACCCGTATGTCGTCGGTCTGACGTGGGCGCTCGGTTGGTTTCAGAACGGGAAGCGTCGCGCCGGCGTAGGGCTTCGCCCCGGTCAGATTGATATCGGCAGCTTCGTCGAGGCGGCGAACATCGCGGACCTGAACGGCTGGACGATGGGCGGACGGGTCACGACCGGCGACGACAAGTGGGAAGTGCTGAAGGCGATCCTTCAGGCCGGCGGCGGCGAACCCATTCGCGACGGCGCAATCCTGTCGTGCCTCATTCAGGCGCCGCGCGTCTCGATCGCCACGATCGGGGCGGGCGACTTGATCGGCAAGGCTTCGGTGCCGCGATCCCGTCCGCGCAAGGAACGGATCAACGGCGTAATCCCGAAGTACCGATCCGAAGAACATTTTTGGGAAGAGGTCTCAGGCACGGTCGCGCGCATTGATCCGTTCGTCGCCCAGGACGGCGGCACCCGTACGCAGGAGGTCGCCTATCAGCTTGTGCAAGTCGAGACCGGGCAAGATGCATCACAGCCGACGCAACTCGCCGGCTATGACGTCGAGCTTTCACGCGAGCGCATGCCGATCCAGCTGCCGCTGAAGCTGCGGTGGATTGGGTACCGCGCCGGCGATTGCATCTCGTGCGGTATCAGCGAGCTCGGGCTGACCGATGTTCAGCTGATCATCATCAAGCGTTCGCTCGATCCGGCAAGCGGCGCGGTCACGTTGACGGTGCGAACCGAAGACCCCACCAAGCATGCTCGGGTTTTTGCCCTGACGGGCTCCGTTCCTCCGGTCACGACCTTCAGCCGTCCGGACCTGCCAAGCGAGTATGCTCTTGAGATGCTCGGAGATGGCTCGGTCGTCGATGGTCAGGTGCCTCTAGCATGACGGTATCGGTCAGATTTCAAATCGCCGGCCATGCGGCGGCGGAATGGACGCAGGGCAATCCGGTGCTGCTCGATCGCGAGCTCGCCGCGGAGCGCGACACTGGCAAGTTCAAGCTGGGCGACGGCACGAAGGCTTGGGCGGACCTGCCCTACCAGCCGTTTTGGTCGCGCTGGGGCCGGATCGACGGGCAGATCGCCGATCAGCCGGACATCGCCGCCGCGCTAGCCTTGCAGCTGTTGAAGTCGGCTAACCTGTCGGACCTCGCAAACATAGTCGCAGCCCGCACGAACCTCGGGCTCAAGGCGCTGGCGCTGCGGGACAAGATCAGCGGCGACGACTGGAACGGTACGGCGCTCAGCATCGCGAACGGCGGGACCGGTTCGGGAACGGCGGCGGGCGCACGAACCACGCTTGGCCTCGGCACGGCGGCGACCTTCAACACCGGCACCAACGGCGGGGCAGTCCCGCTTCTGAATGCGCCGAACTTTTGGTCGGCGATCCAGAGCTATCAAGCGCGAATCGTCGGGGCGCAGGGGGCCGGCGCGCTCGGGATCGATATGGCGACGAACGACAATTACGCGTCGTTCCGTATAATCCAGAACGCCAAGTCCGGCGGCGATGGCCTGTTCATCGGCTACAACAGCGCGAACGGCGGATCCACAAAGCTCTATGGCGGTAGCAGCGTCGTCCGGATCGAGGTGCAGAGCGCCTATGTCCTCGTGCCTGGCCTGAAGAACGCGGCCGACGATACCGCGGCGGCGACTGCGGGCGTCCCCGTCACTGGCCTCTACCGCAATGGCTCTGCGCTGATGGTCCGAGTCGCCTGATCAAACCTCCCCTCCGATCACCAATTCAAATCAAGGGTAAATCCTTATGTCGAACGTCGCCCTGCTGCCCATCGTGGCAGACCGGTATACTCCGTGCGTCCGCACGATCCGCATCGTCGGGCTCAATCTGACGGGTGCCACCATGCGCGCGCAGGTTCGCGCCGTCGGTGACACGCCCGGCGCGCCGCTGGTCGATCTCCAGACCGTGACTAACGGCAATGCGGAAGGCTTGCGGCTCGTGTCGGTAGTCACGGCCGCCGGCGTGACGACGAGCACCGTCGAGATGGTGATCAACGAAACGACGATGGAGGCTCTGCCGTATGAGGGGGAACTTGGCGATGCGACCGATCTCGCTTGGGATTGGCAGGCGACCCTTTCGGGGCGCAAGCGGCGCATCGCCAAGGGCGCCTTCCGGATCCTCGGCGATGGTGTGACGGGGGCAGACATGGCGCCCTATGATCGCGGCGAGGCCTATGGCGGCGACCAGTCCGACACGAACGGGATGACGACCGGCGCGACGCTGACGTTCGGGGATGACGTCGTCACGATCACGATCGATGGTGCCGACCAGTTGGCGGTCATCGTTGCCGAGGCGGAAACCGCTGCCGATCGCGCCGATGCAGCAATTGCCATCGCGCTCGCGGCTGCCGATCGCGCGCAGGCCTATGCGAACCAACTGCCTGACTTCGTGCAGGGCAGTCCCGGCGCAAGCGCGACCGAGGTCGGCTTGTTCGCTGCGGCGAAGGGAATGACCTTCGTGTCGGCTATCAACCGCATCCGGACGACCGGCCGGCAACTGCGCGGCGATGGCGGCGCAGCGTGGTATGTTCGCTGGGTCGCGCCGATGCCTGCCCTTGCCGCAGGGCAGCAGGATTTCAGCTGGTTCCAGGCGGCAGACGCCTCGCGATGGGTGCTTGAGGCTGGGCAGCCATTCTATCCGCAGCAGTTTGGCGCGATGGGCGATCCGAGCCTAACGCGCACGACGATCGCGCAGAACATCGCCGTCGGATCGCGGGGGCCCGACGAAGCCGCAGCGATCAACGCCGCGCTGCTCGCGCCGATGGTCCGCGAACTGATCGTCACCGCTCAACACTGGTTCGGCACGGATATTCGCAAGCCCTCGGGCAAGCATCTGCGCGGGCTTGATCGCGCGACGTGCGGTTTCCATCGTATCCCGCTGATCGGCAACCAGGCCCGCCCGCAGTTCGGCGTATATTCCGAGGACGACGATAGCGGCTCGTTCTCCGATTTCTTCGTGAACTGCCAGCGCTCAGGCTACACCGGTGCGCCGGGCAGCAATCAGCAGCAGCTGCTCAACCGATGCTCGGGTCTGATTATACGTCGCGACAGCCGCAACGTGCGAGCATCGCGCGTCGATGTCCTGAACAGTCACGGCTACTCGCACTACACCTGCGCGGGTTCGGCAGGTAACGCCGGACCAACGCCAAAGGACACCATCCGCGAGGACTGCCGAGCCTACAACGGGCAGACCGGTTTCGAGGAAACTGGCCTCGGCCTGACGCATGAAAATATCGACTGCTCAGTCTACACCGACCCGCTCGACGGGGGCATCGTGCTCCCGATGGAATGCGCTTTCCATAGCTATTCCGGGGTCGCGTTCATTCGCCGCATCCGGTGCAGCTTCATCGGTAACGCGCCTGCCGTCCTCGACGCGATCGCCGACGGCGTCGATAGCGGCACGATCATCAATATCGATTGCGACTATGAACCGACCGGCGGGCAGGCGGCGATCATCATCACCAACCCCGACCCGGCCGGCGTAGGAAACCCGAACAACGCGGGTCGTCGCATTCAGAAATATATCATCCGTCATACCAGGGCCGTGCCCGCCCGTATCTTCGATAACCAAAAATCGCCCTATGCGGTCCAGGCCGATAATGCCGCGGTGTCGATCGAGGGCGGCGAGTTTCGCGGCCTCGGCATCACGGCCAGCACTGGCGCGGTCGTCGACATCCGCAATGGCGCTGTAGTCGAAGGGTCGCGGTCGGACGGGCTGTTCCTGTTCGCGCTCAACATCGACGGAACCGGTTTGATCAACTGGTACGGCAAGGCCGGGTCCGTGACGGCCATCAACACCACCGACCCAAATTTGGCGCGTCCCGGCGCCGATTTTGGGGTCACCTTCTACGACTTCCCGAAGCTTTACCCGGCGAGCGGCGCGGGCGGCTATACGCTTCCGCCATATCGCCAGCGTGTCCGTGGCGAGAAAGCGCGAGGCGCATGGGGCTCGTACAACCCGACCGCCGACAACCTCAATCTGTACGTGAATATCCCGCTACAGACCTCAGTCGCGTCCCGAGATCTGACGGATATCAGCCTGACGCTCCATGCTCCTGACGGCACCGTCGTTTGGCCGAAGGGCGTCACCGTCACCTACGACTGGCAATCAGACGCAGAGCTTCAGGTGAGGATCGGTGGAACCGACCCGCTGAACAACTTCGGCCTTCGCTACAGCATCTTGGAGTGGACAGCATGACCAACAGCAGCTTCGCGGCTCAGGCGGTCGCGGAAGGACCGCAGACGCTCGCGCCCCCCAGCTTCAACGGCATGGGCTGGCTCGTCGTCACCAACCTCGCCGTGATGACGATCGCGACACTGATCGGGATCATGGTGATCGTGAAACTGGTCGGAGACGCGGTGAAGCATCGCCGGCTGGACGTCTGGCGCTCGCCCGCCAGCATCTACCGTCTGCTCGGTATTCTGTTCGCGGTTGGAATCACGTTGCGCTGCGGTGCCGAGGCCGTCTGCCTGTGGGGGTGGAACCCACACGATCCGGTCGCGACCGGCGTCTATCTGACCGCCAAGCGCATGATCGACCCGATCGCGGTCGCCTGCGGGATCTCGGCGCTGATCACGTACATCCTGTCGGAGCCCGGCATGATCGAGCAGCAGCGCAAGGAACCGTTCCCGGTCAACATGTGGCTCGCATGGCCGATGGTGAGGCGCATGCTCCGCCTCGGTCTGCTGACATTCGTTGCGGCGATCGGCGTGGTGTCGACGCGATGATCTGGCGGCTCATGGCAACCGCAGGCGCGGTACTACCGGTCGCAGCAGCGGCCGTTGTAAAAACAGGGGCTACCGTGACGACTTCCACGCCGACCATCTGGTTCTTCCTCGGCTATCCGTTCGAGGCGGCGGGGATGATCGCGGCCATGTTCGGTTGCCTGTCCGCCCGGTTCTGGATCGGTGCCGGCGAGATCGCGAGGCGCGAACATCGCTGGATCCTCGATGCGCCTGTGTCGTGCATGACGCTCGCGGTCGCGGCCGGGCTGGTGATCAGCCTGCATCCCGAGCCGCTGAGCGCCCTGCTCTACGGGGGTGGCGTCGGCATTCTCGGGGAGGGCGTGTTCAAGCTCGCCGAGCAGCGGATCAACAAGCTCAAGGCGATCTTAGGATTGGCAGACAAGCCGGAGTAACGGCCCGCCCCAAGGTCTACCAAGGGCGGGCCGACCAGTCACTTTCCGGAGCTACCTGGTCCCGCTTTAACGCGGGATTGCCAGCTCGGTTTCACGATAACGGCCCGCCTCAAGCGCCGGGTGAGAACGAGAAGCGGGCCGGCCGGGCGAATGATGAGGCACACCCGACATCGCTCCCAACTACCGACGCACTAAATCGGCTCAATCGAACAAATTGAGCCGGGCCAAAGCAGTGGTTTATTCAAGTCTGGAGATGCAGCAGCCAGCCTATCCGCAAAACTGCTGAGAAAAACGGATAGGCCGACTGCCTCGATAGCTTGCGCGTCAAGCCTCGCGACGGATCAGCGTGGGAGCAAACCGCGCCGCGGACTCACAGGAACGACTCCGCACCCTCAAAGACTCAAAATTGGAAGGAATTACCATGACGACGGCATCAAAGCCGCCGCAGCTGACCCCGGCTGCGGCGAACACGAGCGCGCGCGGCAACCCTCTAGCGAAGGCGACGGTTGCGGGCGTGATGGGATCGGCCGCGCTCGCTTCCGCTCTCCTCGGCGGTCTCACCCAGTGGGAGGGCAAGAAGAACGTCGGGTATCTCGACATCGTCGGCATCCCGACCGCGTGCATGGGCGACACGAACAACGTCGTCGTCGGCAAATTCTACAGCGACACTGAATGCCGCGCCCGCCTCGAGCAGCAGGCGATCGTCCACGTCAGCGAGGTGAAGCGCTGCACGCCGTCGATCGGTGGAGGGCAACTCGTCGCGGCCGGGCTGCTCGCGTACAACATCGGCGGGACGGCATATTGCAAATCGACCGTCGATCGCATGTTTGACGCCGGTAAAATCCGCGCCGGGTGTGATGCCTTCCGGATGTGGAACAGGGCGGGGGGCAAGGTCGTGCGTGGCCTCGTCAACCGGCGAGAGTTCGAACGGGCTCTATGCCTACAGGGCGTACCGGCCTGATCGTGCGGTTCGCTAAGGGCCCGGACGATTGTCCCAATCTCTTTGCAGCTTCTCGCGCCAGCGTTGTCGAGCCGCTTCCTTACGACGGGCACGGCGGATCAATATCATTCGGTATGATCCGGCAATCGCCAATGAGCAGGCAGCCCCCACGAGCAAGATCATCACAGCCATAGCGCAAACCGGTCTCCGAACTGCGCGGCGAGATTGCCGAACAGCATCCTAGCGCCGGGTGGCGACACGCGACTCGGCCATCGTCGGGATCGTAAATCTCAATTGGAGAAAATCATGAAAAAACTGCTGACCGCTGCGCTATGCGCGGTGTCGATGTCGCTCGCCAGTTGCGCGACAATGCCGACCCCGTCGACCGCGCAGGCCGCGCAAATCGGGACCGCGATCGATCGCGCACAGGCGGCCTATGATCGCATCGCCGCGGCTGCCGAGCGGATACTGCCGTTCTTGTCGCCCGAGCGGCAGGCGCGCGTCCGGCTGGCGATGGCTCTGACCGAGCGCGGACTGATCGCGGCACGCAACGCGGCGACGATCGCCGAGCAGTTGGCGGCGCTGAGGCAGGCGGAAGCCGCAACGGCGACCATCGAAACCACCACATCGAACTGAAGGACGGACATCATGAAGACCTTTCTCCGATGGGCGGGCGTGATCACGCTTGCCTTGTCCCCGGCGCATGCGCTTGCGCAGGCCGGCTCATCCGTCCAATTTCCGGCGGGCTATGCTTCCGGCACCTCTCCTTGCGTGAAGCTCGCCGATGGCACCTGCGCGCCGGTGAGCCCGACCAATCCGCTCCCGATCGCCGATGGCCCACTCGCCGCGGCGACATCGACCCCGCTGTCGGGTACGGCAACGACCGGGACGATCGTAATCGGCCCGTTCATTCCGCAGCTGGGGCGCGCAATCCGCGTGATCCTGCGCGGCACTTGGACGGGGACGTTCGCAGTAAGCACGTCCGTCGATGCGTGCGCGACGCTCAACCCGCTCACGATCGGCGGTTCAACCTGGGGGAGTTTTACCGGCAACGCGAACGAGGTCGTCGATATCCCGACGCTCGCCGGCGTCGTCTACTGCGCCACCGCGACCGTCTCGTCCGGCTCGCTCAGCTATGGAGTCCGCAATTGATCCGCCACCTCATGATGCGGGCCATGCTCGCACTCGCCATGTTCGGCATGCTGTCGGCGCCGGTGGCCGCGCAGGTCGATCCGGCCGCGCGCGGGCTGGCGGTGCAGGCCCAGCAGCAGAACGCGTCGCTCGCGCGGGAGGCGAGCATGCAGGGCGCGTCGCTGACGAAGTGGCGGGCGTGTCGTGCCAAACTTCGGCTCGCGCTCGTGTCGACCTGCAAGATCGCGTTTCCCGGCGACAGCAAGACGGTCGGCGCGGGTGCCGGTACCGGCGCCAAGTTCACGGTCAACGCCTTCGGCTCGTCGCGCCCGTCGCGCCTGGCGGTACTGCTCGGCCAGTCCGGTCTACCGACACGTACCAACAGCTGGTTCGGCGCGGCCGGCATGTCGACGATCGCCGATGTCCTCGCATACGATCCGCGTCGCTCGGGGTTCACGGGCTGGTCGGGCGGCGTAAACTCGCTGGGCGGCGCTTCGCTCGCAACCGCGAACACGAACCCCGCAACCTTCACGCCGACGGTTCCGATCGATCGAGCCTCGATCTTCTATGTCCAGCGCCCCGGGCAGGGCATCTTCACGGTCACCAAGGGCGGCGAGACGTTCACGATCAACTCGCAGAACGCGACGAGCGCGCTCATTCGCAGCGAGATCACCTTCGCGACGAAGGACGCGAGCCCGATCAGCATCACCCGCACGTCGGGGGGGTACGTCGAGATCGCCGGCACGGTCGCCTGGGATAGCGCCACGCCGGGGATCGAGATCAGCAACTTCGCGGTCTATGGCGTCGTCAGCGGCTTTCAGGCGGACGCCTCCAGTCCGTGGACCCCGCTCAATGCGCTCGGCACCTATGCGCCGGATCTGTCGGTCATCAACCTCTGGACCAATGACCTCGGCACCGGCGTCACGCAGGCAGCGGCGATCGCGTCGTATCAGGCGATCATCAGCAAGGCGAAGCTGACCGGCGACTGCATCCTCGAGTGGCCCTCGATCGCTGGCACCTCGCCATCATACGGTGCCGACCCGGTCCGCGCCCAGTGGAAGGCATCGCTCGTAACGCTCGCCGCGACCAACGGCTGCGCCTTCGTGGATGAAGAGGCATTGCTTGGCGGCCGCGCCGGCGCGCAGTCCAACGGCGCGACCGCGGACGGCGTGCATGAAACGGCGTGGGCCTATGATGTCGAAGCCCAGCCGATCGTGCGCTACCTGCTCCAATAGATCAGTCGCCCTGCTTCAACCGCCAGACAGTCAGCGTCTCGTCGCCATCGATGAAGCGTTTGGCGACTTGGCGGAACTGGTCTCGTATCGCAGCGCTATCATGGAACCATGGTAGGCGCTGATCAGATAGGGTCTGGTCGACGCCGAGGGCTGCCCATTTCGCGCGCGGCAGGTAGGCGTAATACTCGTAGGCGAACTCGTCGAGCAGCGGGTGAACCATGTCGGGTGCGTGCTTCATTGCGGCCGCGCGTCGCTGATCTCGTCCACTGCTGCAGCGATACGGCGCCAGTCCTCCACCGCCACGCGATCGCCGAGCACATCGCCCAGCTGCCCGGTGATATACTCCGCGGTCATGCCTCCATGCTCGGCCAATATCGAACAGGCACGCACCCAAACTTCACGATCGGTCAACCGGTGTTCCCTCAGTTTCGTCGATAGCGGCGAGGATCGCCTTCACCTCGGGCACATAGCTTTCCCACATGGGGCGACCCTCGAACTTCGTGTTCTCCGGCAGGTTGTGGAACCTGCACATGGCGCGCGCGGCGCGTTCGATCCGGGTCATCTCTGCCATCGCAAGCCGAGCCTATGCGCGGTCGACCGATTCGAGCAAGCTATCTGCTCAGACGGTGAAAACACCGGGTTTAGAACAACACAGGGTCCACGCTTATCCGGAACGTCCCTTGCTTAGGACCTCAATCCGTTCGGCTTGCGCGGCAAGCTCATCAAGTTTCATGGCAGATGCCAATAGAACCGCTTTCTTATTGATCAGGGTAGTCGCTTCCGCTTCAGCCCGATCCGAAGCTGCGCGCGTGCGCAACTCGTCGCTCACTCTGCTCATGCGAGCTCTCTACCTTCCCGGCGTCCATCTGCAAGGCTATGTTGGGGATATGGACGAACTGACCACTTCCATTGTCGGCATAGACTTCCCGAACGAGGATAAGTCGAAGAGCAACAGGCGCATGGAGTGCATGCTCTGCGCCCCGGGAGACGTCGTAGAGTTACGCCTTGAGCCGAAGAACCCGTTCGACGCGAACGCCGTCGCCATCTTCAGCGACCGCGGCACGCAGCTGGGCTACGTCAGCGCAGAGCGTGCGCCCCTGATCGGCAAGCGGATCAAGGAAGACTAGGTCGTCGCGGTCTTCCAGGCGATGCACGGGAACGGGGCCTATATCCGGATCAGGTTGGGAGGCGGGTTACCTACCCTGCCAGACCCGGTCCCTGATGTTCCGAAGCCCCAGCCTCCCCGCCAGATGCGGCCGGCGCAGCGACCGGTGTACGATCCCCACGCGTTCTATCCGGACGAAGAAGGCCCAGAGTTCGGCGCCTGACCTACTGCCCTATGCTGCTGGAGCCTCGCAGTTCCGCAAGCCGCAAGCAACTGATCCGACAGGAGGGATGCCGCCTCGACGTCGAGGGTGGCAACTACGCCAGGCGCCTCGACGAGGACCATGCCCTCGCTCGCTGAGATGCTGAAAGCCTCATGCCGTAGAGCATCTGTCACCGGGTTTCTCCAATGACGGATTAACGGTCGGCGATGGCGCCCGCCCCGCGCTGGTTGACATGGGTCAGCACGATTGCTCGCGTTCTATCCTGATGAGGAAGGGCCGGAGTTCGGGGCTTAGTTCTACCGGCCTTCCAGGAAAGGGCTGCCCTGGCCGTGTACGTGATCGAACCCTGACAGAAGCGACTGCGTCCAGCGCATCAGTTCAACCCCGTTGAGGTCGTCGGAATCGTTCTTCGTCTCGGCGAAGGCTTGCCCGAGACGCTCAAGAAACGCGGCCTCGATCCCAGGCATGCGCTGCTCAAGAACTTGGACGAGCACCGTAAACATCGCGGCTGTTGCGTTCTTCGTCGTGCGCAGGCTCTCGTCGGTCACCAT